CCAAGATCTAATAATAGGAAACACTTAAACCTTGAAGAAGGTGATCTCCCATTCGTTGGATGTGATGTCTGGAACGGTTATGCGGTTTCTGCCTTAGTAGATTCAGGTCTCCCTACATCATTCGTCGCTAAAGTAGTTTATCCTTGCAACAGTAAATACATTGTAGAGTCCAAATCTATGAAACTTTACTGGAATAGCTTTAATATGGAAAAACTAGGTAGTGATACGTGTGAAGTATCAAGTAATATTAAGGATAAAGCAGAAAAGGATTTAAGCGAACTTTTAGAGACTAACGTACAGGTATGTTTGTTTGATCCTATTAATCTTGAAATTGGTAGTAATAATTTTCTTGAAGATCAAATCATGTATGAATGTCTAGAGGATAAATTCACATCGCTAGACATTACTGAATATTCTGAAAATCCTGCAATCCTTGAGACTATAAACTATGACGATAATAGAGATCTTAAAGTATTCTCTAAACTGCTTAAGAGTAACTGCAGAGTAACTTCTCAACCTGACTGGGGAGATGTGTATATAAAGATGAAAGGTAATTTTATTCCTACTTATGATAGCTTACTTAAGTATATTGTATCTTTCAGAGATGAATGTCACTTTCATGAAGAAATTTGTGAGACTATTTATAAGCGCATTTGGGATCTCTATAAACCCGCTCAACTGTCAGTTACTTGTTTATATGTGAGACGCGGTGGTTGGGATATTAACCCTCAACGTTGCTCTCATGAGCATTTAATTGAAGATAATATGTGGGATGTTCGAATACCTTGGAGAAAGACTGGTAGACAGTAATATTAGTGTACATATAAAAGGAAAGGCTCGCTTTCGCGAGCCTTTTTGTTTTTTAATTTATATTATCTGAATTACTGATAAGCGGCGTATGTAGCGTTACCACCAATTTCAGACTCTAATCCAGTTACGAACACAGTGTGATAGTAATTAGGAGCTCCAAAGAGGTGATCAACAACACCATAACGTGTTAAGAGACCAACCTTAGGATAGAATCCGTTAGGATCAATAGAACGCTGAATCATAACAGGGATGTAAGGACAGTAAATGATACCAGAATCATAGTATTCTGGGCCCTTATAACCAAGTAATGCATATTCAACCTTTTCAGTTGAACCCATATTGTAGTTAGCTTCGGTACGAGTATCGCGATAGACGTTGAAACGACCACCAACATTACCAACCTTAGCAACACCAACAGGAGATGTGTTAACATTACCTTCAACTGTCATCCAGCTGAATTCAGGTAACATTTCAAGGATAGCACATACACGTGGGGTAGCAACAATAAAGTTAGCAGCACCACGACGGTTACGTACAGCCATTCTGTTAGCTTCGATGATCAACTTCTGATAGAAAGCGCGATTACGCTCTGCAACCCAGCGACCATCAGCAGAAGCAACATCGAACTTGGTGTAACCAACTCCAGCACCACCTTGGATGGAAGCTTGGATCATGCGAATAATCATTTCACGATCAATTTCAGCCTGAATTTCATAAGACATAGCATTGGTTAACTCAGAGTCAACGTCAATACCGTTCATGTTCTTAAGATCCTGCTCAAGTTCAACAGACCAGCGAGCGCCTAATCTACGAGTACCAGCTTCAACAGCTGTCTTTTCGAAGCTAAGCTCAACGGTTGGCATGCTAGAAGCACTATCTAACTCAAAAGTTGCTAGAGCAGCTGCAAAACCTGTATCACGAGCATCAAAAGAAACGGCATTATTTTCAATACCTGTCAAATTACCGGTTAAAGTAGCACTATTACCTGTGAATCTTGTGTCAAGCTGGGCATGACCAAGTTCGCCAGTAATAGCAGCGCTATTCGTATAATCATAATCACCAGTACCTTTAGATCCTGTGAGAGATGCAGCTGCAGTTCTTGGAGCGCCTGGAGAATTACCTTGAAGATTCTTGTCAGAATACTTATAACGTAAGGCGAATGCCAATCCGACAGGTCCAGACATTGGCTGAACACCAACGATTTCATTGGTAATCAACTCAGGGAATGTACGACGGATCATTGGAATCAAGATCTTAGGAAGTCTTGAGTCACCAGTAGCGTATGTATCACCTGAACCATAAACACCGCCACCTTGACCCATTGAGGTCGCAGGAGAGCCTAAAGCTCCACCTGCAGCTGCAGTGTTCGATTCCTTCAAACACCATTGTTCTTGGTTTTCCAAGAGCATGGCTGTGTTAAGACGGGTATGACTATCTTTAATAGCGCCGACCTTGTTAGAGGTATAGTCCAAAACTGGACTCCACTTCTCCAACAACTGTGCGGCCCTACTACCGTCAATATAATTTGTATTTGGTCTTGTATTTGTTTCGTT